TCCTTCATCTTCAAATGTATCTAAAGCATCTGATACTAATGATACAGAGAAGTTAGGGGTGGATGTTCCAGTTCCTACCGCTAATGTTCCTCCTTTTAGTGCTTCTAAAATGTCATTATCAATCTTAGATGCAATAGACTTCTTTAACTGGCTTATTGCTTCATCAATAGGATTACCTAATCCAGATAAAACACTCTCATCTGTTAATTGGACAGCCTTACCTACCTTCTTAACTGTAGCTTGTTGAGAGGTAGCAGTTAGTAATACAGTACCCATAGCAACTCCTTCTGCTACATCTACTGCATCTCCAATGTACTCATACTTAGGCACTGTTATAGTGTTTCCTGCTCTTCCTTCTAATGTGGTATCAATCTTAGCTACTGGGCTAAATTTAATAGCCTTTGGTAATTCTGCTGAAATAATATCTCCCATTACCTGTGGGTTAATTAAGTTTGCTAATTTAGTCAAAGCCATTTTACATTCCTCCTAATTTAATTTTTAATTACTTACTAAGTGTTTCGTATAAATCTCTGTTGCTGTTGTAGAGGTTTAACCTCTCCTTGTAACTCATTTTACTAAAATCTTTTTTAGTTATCCCTTCCTCTCCTAAGTTTGTAGTATTAGGTGCATTACCCTCCACCTTGTTATTGTTAAATAGGTATGGGTCAGATTGCTTTAAAGCATTTATCTGTTCCTCTATTCCTTTGATACCTTCTTCAGCTTCCACTACCTTACTCATATCTAATAGAGCCTTTATAGTTTTAGTGTTTCTTGCCCCTGATTGAATTAAAGCAGTTTCTATAGCGTTGTTAAGCTTAGTTGTCTTTAACTCCTCTTCTAGCTGATTTTTAGCTAATAGTAAATTATCATTTTCTTCTTTTAAAACTATAAAATCGGCTTCTAGGAGTTCAACTTTCTTTTCAAGTTCCTTTTTCTTGTTGTTTACTTCATTAAACCTATCCATAGGTATCTTTCCCTCTCCTACACTAATAGGAGTGTCACCTATTTTCTCAATAACTTGGTTATACAATTCTTCACCTAATAATTCTTTTAGTTTGTCCATAATCTATTCTCCTTTCACATTTTTTTACGAGGTTAAGTCCTCGAATTTTGGAGTGTTTAATCTAGCCATTAATTTTGTTTTGACTAGAGGGTAAATCACTATCTTGATGGTCATACTCTTCCTTGTGGTCTATAGCTTGTTTATTTAGAGGGGAAGCTGGAGGGGAAGCTGGAAATTCTAATCCTTCCTCTCTCATCTTAGTAAGCTCATAGTCCACATCTGTTACAAATGGGTGGTTAGCTAAAAGTGTTTCTTTACTTAACATACCTACACTGTTTGTAACATTGATAATCTGCTCTTTAGTGTTTACTAACATAGAACGATTGAATGTTACCTTTACTTCTTTCCTATCAAAGACTATACCCTTACTAATTCTTAACCAGTTGCTTATAATCTTTAATAGGTGTCTAATACTCTTCTTGAACTGTATCTCACTAATATCTGCTTTTAGGTCTAATAATGAGTAGATAAACTTTAATGCTACCCCACTACTGTTACCTAACTTCTCTGCTGATACATCTACTCCCATTCCTAACCTATAGATGTCATCCTCAAGTCTCTTTAGGTGCGAGTTCTTAGCTTCTATTGGTATGTGTAGTTCTAACTTATCTACCCCGCCATCTTCATCTACCTTAATCAACTTGTAGTATCTTAGGTTATTCATAAACTCTGAACTATCTGTTCCTTGATACCCTTTTAGTACATATATACTATCTTGTATCTCCTCTAAATCATTAGCTAGTCCACTAGTAACCTTATCGTAGTTGTCTATTAACTCCTTTACCATTGATAAGTCTGTAGTAAGCTCTTCATTGTTCTTGAACTGTACGAATGGTATTACTCCAAACGAATATCCTACTCCATTGATATAGAAGTGTGATTTAGTAGCTACTAATTGGAGGTCATCGTCATCTTCATCTAGTTTAAAGTACTTTACCTCATTTTGAGTCCATAACTCTATAGCTAAAGTACTCTTACCTTCTAGTGTCACTATCTCATAGTACCTAATGACTCCTTCTAGTTTCTGTTTAAATCCATTGTTATATAGAGGAATGATTTGTTCGGTAGGACAAATAGTGTAGTCGAACTCTCCATTCTCATCTATATAGCAGTATAGCCACTCATCACCTTTGTTACTAGCGTTTTTTAGTAGCTCTTGTGCAGTTATATTCCACTTATCTCCTAATATATCATCTAGTATCTTGTTTACCTCACTATTAGTAGAGTTAAAGTTCATTGGCTTACCTAATAGGTATCCTACCTTCTGTTTAACTAATAGTCCATAGAAGTTATGGGAGAGCCTGTTGTTCTTTTTAGTTTCATCTACACGCTTTTTACCTTCATTGTCATAAAAGTACTGCTTTTCATATAGTATGTCATTGTCATTATTAAAGTACCTTACTCCTTCTTTAATAGCTTTATGTCTTGTAGAGGTTCTATCTAACTCTACTATATATGCTAATCTCTCTTTAGTTTCCTCTAAATTGCTTCCAATCACATCTCTTAAAGAATAAATCATCTACTCACTCTCCTTTCTTATTTTAAGAACATTATCTTGTCTTGATACTGTAGAGGTTCTGTACCATATCTTAAAGCACTCATTAAGTGGTCATTGATACCTATAGGTTGTTCTGTTGGATTTCCTTCTCTATTTTTCTCATAGGTGTAGTTACTTATCTCACTAATAAAGTTAGTACACATAGGAGAAACTCTTAACTTCCTACCTCTAATGAAGTCTATCCCTCTCTTTAAGGAGTTCTTACCCTTCTTAGCCCCCTTTATATTAAAGCCATTTTGATAGAACTCTTTTATCCTGCTTGGCTCGGCACTATCTGCTATTATTCTATAGTCCTTATAAGGTTCTAATAAATTTATTAGCTCTCTATTAGTTAATCCTGTCTTGTATATCTCATCTAAAATATACAGTTCCCCATCTTTTACCCCTATTTTCACTAAAGCAGAGGGGTCATTGAAACCGAAGTCAAGTCCACAGAATACACTATCATAGTACTCATCATTTAGAGGTATTTCCTCTATCTTATAGTTGTTCCATACTAAATGTCCTGTACTTCCCCACTCTCCTAAACAGTATATGTTGTAGTAAACTGGGTCAGTATACTTTAAGCTCTCTAATACCTCTATATATTTAGCATCTAAGAACTTGTTATCCTTATAAGTGGTCTTTAGTTTAATGGTATCGGGGGAGCTGGAGTCATAGAACCTCTTTTTAATCCAATGTGTATCTGATATAGGGTTAAAGGTCATTATGACCTCTTTGTGTAGTCCTGTATTTCCTCTTAGTCTTAGGTCTAATTGGTTGAAATCTTGGAGGGTTAATTCTGTAGACTCCTCTATCCATATAGAGGTTATACCTGCTATAGATTTAATTTTCTCCGAGTTATCTAGTCCTATGAAGATAATTTCACTTCCATTAGGTGCAGTTATAGTCATATAGCTATTAGATATAGTAAAGAGGTCTCTTAGTCCCCATTCACTAATAATATCCTTAAAAAGACTAAATACAGAGTTCCTTAATGTACTTGCTACCTTTCTTACTACTAATAATCTGTGTCCTTCTTCCTCTAATACTCGGAGAATGTGTCTCTGTGTCATAAATACACTCTTTCCACTCCCTGCTCCTCCTAATAAGGATATATACCTATAATCTCTCCTAGAGGTGTATGAGTAGAGGAGGTCTAAATAAACTTCATTGAATATCCTTTTGTCTATTTCTAATGTTATGTCCACTATATCACCTTTCTGAAAAATTTTTTAAAGTGCATTAAAAGTGCAGAGGAGTTTTGTTTGAGTGTAACAATCTAGTTTTTTTCTCTAAATTGCTTTAAGTTAATTTTCGTTATCAGTACCTCTAATACTACAGTACCCTCTCCTTCTATTCTTTTATTGTTACCTTTATATGAGTAGGAGTGTTCCTCTCACCATCTCCATTCCACATTCCTCTGTACCTTCCTAAGAGGTCTAGTGCCTTTAGTCTATCCTTAGGTAGTATGTTACTATCTAGTGCTAGTTCCTTTAGGTGTGTTAGTATCAAGTCTGTATCTACCTTACACTCATCTGCCCTCATCTTTAGCTCTTCATCTATCCTCTCTCTTATATGAGGAGTGTTTAGTAATCTATGTCCTTGTACTCTTGCCCCGCTTTCACTATACCCTGCTTTGATAGCAGATTGAGTAGCATTTAGTGTTTTAACATATTCATTTATGAAAGCTAATTGTCTACTATTTATCTTGCCCTTTTTTTCCTTCTTAGTACCTTTTGCCACTAAATCACCTCCTATCTGCTACAAAACACCTCCTTATTCCACAAGATACCCTTCTAGTATACATAATAGCTTTATGGCTTCTATTTTATCCTTATCGGAAGTCATACTATCCTCTATAATCTCTTTTAGCTTTTCGATTGAGTAATCTTTATTCTCCATTTCTCGTTCCTCCTTTTACCTTGTAACTAAATTGTAACATTGATATTGAATATTGTAAAGTGACTTAAAGCAATTAATATTCATTTTAGTACACTAAATGTTTTAACTCTACCTCCAATATTAGATACTAAAATATAACCTTCTCTTTCTAATATCTCTACAGCCTTTTTAACAGTCCTATATGACATCTTAGTGTCCGCTTCTATGTCTTTATACATTAAGTCCACTTTGGGGGCGAATTTTCCCCTTCTATGGACTATAGATACATATGTGATTAGTACTTCTTTAGTGAGTTCTGGTATATCTAATAGACTAATAGGTATCTCCATAACTTCCTTCTTCACCTTCTTTAATTTTATAACCTTATTTGCCATTTTATTCTCTCCTTTAAAGTAATCCTTTTTTCTTTATTATATCATATTAATTGATTTAAAGCAATTAATTTATTAAATGACTAAAAGCAATTAATTTATTAAATGACTAAAAGCAACTAACACACACAATCTGTGTAGGAGGTCAAATCTGTCCCATTGATTTTTGCACTTCTTGTCCCCTTGATTTTGGGCTATCTGTCCCATTGATTTTGGGCTATAAAATAATATCTATATACTAAATAATATGTATAAAGAAATAATATGTATCTTTTAATAAGAGCGAACGAAGTTCGCTCCTCTCTAAACTAAAACTTTCTTCTAAAACTAAAAGGCTAAAGGGTAAAAAATTCCCCTAAATTGATTATACTAAGAATACACTAAAACTTCCCCCAAAATTTTTACCATTTTAGAATTTTAGTTTTAGAATATAGCGTTTTTCTCCCTCTTAGAGAGAGATAGTTCTATTCATCTAGTTATATTCATTTAGTTATATTCATATAGTTAGTAGCCCATTAGCAGACCTACCCTTGGTCATTTACAGACCTACCCTAGGTCATTTGCAGACCTACCCTAGGTCATATTCTGACAGTGGGTCATTTGCAGACAGTGGGTCATTTGTAGAGGTAGGTTACTCTCATAAAATACTTTAAATTTTTTTTAAAAAAATTTCATAAAAGGGTTGCGTTACTTTGCACCTGTCTCTTATACACATCTGACGCTGCCG